GCCAACACCCCAACCAACCTCCCCGCCTATCAGCGCGTCACGTCAGCAACTGATTACGACACCGTGGGCTTCCCTCTCCGCGCAGTTTGGGACGGTGTGGATGACTGCCTCGTGGTGCCTACGTTGGACTTGAGCATTACGGACAAGGTGACGGTGGTTGCGGGGGTTCAAAAAGTTGGCACGGCATCATCGGCGGCACTGCTTGAATTTACCGGCAATCCAGATAGCACCGCTGGCGCGTTTAGTTTCAATGCGCCCGGTAGCGCTGCTGATACGTTCTACGCTTCGGCGCGTGGTGCAACAGCAAACGCGACAAAAACTGTCACGGGGTACGCATCGCCAGTGTCTGCTGTATTGACGAACAAAGCCGATTTATCCGCTGCAACGTCTACCGCGACAAACACATTTAGCGTCAATGGAGCAACGGTTTCGGCGGCTGGTGGTGGATCAGCACCCGGAGGCGGAAATTTTGCAAGCGCGGGTCTGTATATCGGTCAACGCAACGGTTCTACATACCCGTTTTCCGGTGCAATCCAATCCATCACCCTGATCCCCGCGCTCATCACCGCAAGCGAAACCGCAGTGATTGAGGCGAGTGTCAACAACAGCATGGGCAAGGTGTTCTGATGTACACATATCTAAACCTTTTGGTGACAGCAGCAGCCACACCATTGGCGCAACAACTCATCGAAGCCGTAGCAGGCGAGGCCGGGAAAGGCACTCTGAGCGTACCACTGGTGCCCGTAGGCTCCCCACCCGGCACACCAGCAACATGGTACGGCGCATCCGGTGCTATCGGTAGTGAGCTGGTCCCGCTGCTCAAGGATGCTCAGGCACTTGCTGAGGCTGCTGGCATTGATTTGTCGCAGGCTGAACTGCTGTTGAGTCAGGCAGACATTACAGAGATTGACGCAGAGCCGTGGGCGGCAGTGCTGGAGCGATTGGGGCTTGAGCGGCAGCAGGAGGCGCTATGAGTCCCATTGCAATTTGGTTGCTGTGGCTGCACTGGCCTTGGCGCGTATGAAGCACGTAGCCTCGTTCCTGCTGGTCTGCGTGGCAGTGTTCGCTTGCGTTGTCATCACGCTATTCCTGTCAGGCTGCGCACCGCGCTTTATTCTGGGTGCAGAGACTCCACCGCCTGATGGCTGTGTACAGGCAAGGGCACGCGGCCATGACTGTTAGCGATCTGATTGCAGAGCAGGCTGTGCAAGTCGAAAAAGCCAAGGCGCTAAACGAGTACATGCATACCGCCAGCTTTTTGGCAAAAAGCAAACACGAACAAAATCTTTACTTCGGTGTTTGGGTATCCATGCAGCAAACCGGTTTTGCACTAACCCGGCTGATCGAGGCCATCAAATGAGCGTGGACGAGATCTTCAAAACGGTCATGGCGACATTTCGCTACACGTCAGACCGCGCCCAGTTCAATACAGACGACTACTGGCAGACGCTGGAAGAGCTGGACATGAATGGTGGCCTTGGCGACTGCGAGGACGCAGCAGCGGCATTTGTCCACAAGCTGCGAGAGAACGGACATACAGCGCGGTTTGTTCTGTGCTTGACCGAAGACTCAGACGCGCATCTGGTGGCTGAGACTGAGGGGCAGATTCTCTGCAACAGGCAGACACAGGTGCTGCCGTTGGATAGGCTGAACTACCGTTGGCTGGCGTGTTCTGGGGATAAGCCGGGGATGCCGTGGCGACGGATTGTCTCCGCATAACCAAGAAGTTGAAAATCGTCCCATTTTTTATGGAAATGGAACAGCTACCACGGCAAAGTGCCGTGCATGCCATCACAAACATCCATCCAAACGCGCACCGCCGACATGCCCCTGGTGGGCCTGCAAATGGAAGTGCGCAACGTCACCCGCGCCGACGCTGCTGCCGGTGAATCTGCCCCCGCGGCCCGGTTCGAGCTGGTCTTCACTACTGGCGCTCCAGTGCGTCGTTATGACTGGCAAAACGGCCGTTACTACATCGAACAACTCGAAGTCTCTGCCGAGGCAATCAATACCGAGCGCCTGGTCCGTGGCGCCCCGCTGCTGAACAGCCACAGCGCCTACAGCCTGGAAGACCAGATCGGCGTGTGCGACCAGCCCACCATCAGCAACGGTGAAGGCGTGGTGCAAAGCCAGCTCAGCCGTCGCGAATCCGTGCGCGGCATCGTCCAAGACCTTGAAGACCGCGTTATCCGCAACGTCAGCGTCGGCTACGTGCGCGACGCCATCGAAATGATCGCCCCTGCCGAACTCACCGGCATGTGGACTTACCGCGTCACCCGCTGGACCCCTATGGAGGTCAGCCTTACCCCTATTCCTGCCGACATGGACAGCCAAGTCCGCAGTGTCGCAGGCCGCTTGCAAGACGCATCCGGCCATGAAGTGCGCAGCTACCCCTGCGCCATAACCGAGTTAACGCCCACGGTGGGCATTTCCGCCGCAACCCCAACCCCAACTACAGAAGGACGTTCCATGCCTGGTAACACCAACGCCGACGGCGGCACCACCGCCCCGGCCCAAACCCTCACGCCCGCAGCCATTGCTGCACCTGCAGCTGCACCGGTCTCTGCCCCCGCAGCCGCCGACACCCGCGCTGCCGACATTGCCGACCTCTGCGCACGCCACGGCGTGTCACAGCTTGCCGCAAACATGATTCGCGCCGGCAACACGGTCGAACAAGCCAGCCGCGCTGTGCTTGACGAACTCGCCCGCCGCGACAGCGCCTCGGGTGGCCACCGCAATGTGGGCCGCATTGAAACCGTGCGCGATGAAATGACCACCCGCATGGCTGGCATCGAGCAGGCCATCCTGCATCGCATTGCCGCCAACACCCAGCTGGACGACAACGGCCGCCAGTACCGGGGCCTGAGCCTCATTGAAATGGGCCGCGACTTCCTGGAGGCCCATGGCCAGCAAACCCGTGGCCTGGACCGCATGACCCTGGCCAGCCGCATACTCAACTTCCGCGCAGGTGGCCCCATGGGCACCTGCGACTTCAGCAGCCTGTTTGCCAACGTGGCCAACAAACGCCTGCGCAGCGCGTATGACGAAAACGCAGGCACCTACGCCCTGTGGGCTCGCCGCGCACCCAACGCGCCTGACTTCAAAAACATGTCCGTGGTCCAGCTGGCCGGCGCGCCCGATCTGCTGCAAACCAATGAGGCCGGCGAGTTCAAATACGGCGCCATGTCCGACGGCGGCGAGACCTACGCCATGCTCACCTACGGGCGCATCGTGTCTCTCACACGCCAGGCCATCGTCAATGATGACTTGCGCGCCTTCGAGCGCATGGTCTCCGCGTTTGGCTTTGCCGCCCGCCGCCTGGAAAACCGCACCGTCTACGCCCAGCTCACCGCCAACGCGGCCCTGGCAGACACCGGCGCGCTGTTCAACGCCACTGCCGTCACCACCGCAGGCGGCCACGCCAACCTGCTCACCAGCAGCGCGCTGGCCATTGGCACGCTGACGGCTGGCCGCACTGCCATGCGCCTGCAAAAGGGCCTGCAGTCCGAAGAGCTCAACCTGGCGCCAAGTTTCCTCATCGTGCCCGCCGCGCTGGAGCAAACCGCCTACAACCTCACCAGCGCCAACTACGTTCCCAGCACCAAAGCGGAAATCAACGAATTCCGTGCCGGTGGCCGCACAGCAGTCACGCCCGTGGTTGAGCCCGTGCTGGACGCCAACAGCTCCACAGCCTGGTACCTGGCCGCCGCAAACAGCCAGGTCGACACGGTGGAGTATTGCTACCTCGACGGCGCAGAAGGCCCGGTTATCGAATCCGAAATCGGGTTCGAGACAGACGGCGTCTCCTACAAATGCCGCCTCGACTTTGCAGCCAAAGCCGTTGACTACCGTGGCCTGCTGAAAGCCACGGCCTGATAGCGCACCACCGGTGTCAGCCAAAAGCATGGCACCGGTAGCCCACCCACCCACTTCAGAGCACACACCATGAAAACTTTTAAGCAAGAGGGTGAAACCCTCACCTTGACCCCTTCCGCAGCAGTTGCCAGCGGCGTTGGCTACCTCTTCGGAGCTGGCCTGTTTGGAGTCGCCATCAACGACACGGCCAACGCCACCGCAGGTGAATTCATTACCGAAGGCGTCGTCACCATTGGCAAAACCAGCGCCCTGGCCATTGCCGTGGGAGACCGCGTGTTTTGGGACGCCACCAACAAGGTCGTCAACAAAACCACCACTTCGCAGCAGTGCGTGGGTGTGGCGGTAGAGGCTGCTGCCAACCCGTCCGCAACTGTGGCTATCAAGCTCGGCCAATACCTGCCGGTTGCGACCTAAATCGAAGCGTCTATCAGACCAGCAACAATGTCTGCCCTGTTTTCGGCCGCCCTCAACCGTCTCAACCGGGCGGTCGTGTCACGGCTTTCTACAAACGAGGTCATCATTGTTGGCGGGTCTGTAGTAGACGCCATCTTCGACAACGGCTACGCGCTGGGCAACGTGGGCCTGATGGGCATGGCCAGCAGCCAGCCCGCCATCACCCTCAAGACCAGCGATGTGCCTGCCAACCCGGTTGGCAGCGCGGTCACTGTGGGGTCAGTTGCTTATGTGGTGGGCGCGCACGAGCCTGATGGCACGGGCCTGAGCCGCCTGGTGCTGGAGACCGCATGAGCACCGCCTTTGCATCCGTAGTGGGCGCGGTTGTGGCAGCGCTGCAGGCCGCGCCTGCCGTGTCGGCACAGGTTGACCGGGTGCGCTTGCGCCCGATCGCCAAAGAGAGCGCCACTGCCATCGTGGTGCGCCCCCTGGGTGCAGAGGCTGACACCAGTGTGGGGCAGGGCGTGGTCGGCATTTGGGCTACATCGGTCACGGTGGAGTGCTATGCCAGATCGGGCGCCTCTGTTTCGCCAGACGTTGCGGTCGACACCCTGCTGCAAGACGCAGCCACCCGGCTGTATCAAAACCGCAGCCTGGGCGGCCTGGTTGGCGACCTCACCCTCAGCACAGTGGCTTATGACTTTGATGTGGACGGCGACAACACCGCCTGCGTCACCCTCACTTATCAAATCCGGCACGCCACGGCGGCGGGTTCACTTTTACCAACCTGAAGGACATTCATCATGACCCCCATTTTCTGGACAAACGTTGGCGTTGACGTACAAACCGCCCTGGCAGCCGCCATCACCATCACCAACATCAGCAAGGCCGCCACCGGCGTTGTCAGCTACTCCGGTCCAGTAGACCCTGCCAATGGCGACTACATCGCCCTGACCGCCAACGGCATGAGCGAAGTGGGCGACCGCGTGTTCCGCATTGCCAGCGTCAACGGCGCTGCCAACACCTTCGAGCTCGAAGGCGAAGACACCACGGATTACCAGACCTTTGTCAGTGGCAGCTTTCAGGTCATCACCTTTGGCGCGTCTTTGACCATTGCGCAGAATATTGCAGTGTCGGGTGGCGACACCGAATTCGCCGACGTCACCACCATCCACGACCTGGTGCGCAAACGTGTGCCCACCATCGTCTCGCCAATGTCCCTGGCCATGGACAACATCTTCGATCTGACAGACCCCGGCTTCATCGAGCTCAACAAGGCCCACAAGTCCAAAACCAAGCGTGCCATACGCCTGCGCTTTGGCACTGGCGCCAAGATGGTGCTCACGGGCTACGCATCCGCTGCCGGTGTGCCCACAGGCCAGGCCCAGGGTGTGGTGCAGATGAAGATGGCCATCGAGGCGCAAAACCTCCCCACCGTCTACGCATCGTAGGTGTTAAGCGCACGGCAGGGTGGTTTTACTTTCATTTTCCACCTGCTGCGGTTTTGCCCGAGCCTGGCACGCCGTGCGCCCCTTTTTACTCGGGCTGTTATATAGATCGGGCACATTGTGGCAATCAAAATCACCGTTTCAGACATCGCAGGCTTCAAGGTTGATGGCGTCATCAACGACGCTGCAGGCAACCCCCAGGCGTTTGACTTTTCCCTCACGGCTACCCGCCTTAGCGGAGACGATGTCGATGCCAAATTGAATGGCGACTACACCGCCCCCGCCATCATGGCCTTCATGCTGGAGGTCAACAAAGGCTGGTCTGGCGTGCGCGATGCAGACGACAAGCCGCTGCCCTATTCGGAGGACGCTTTCCGAGAGCTTTGCAAAATCCCCGGTGTGCTCTTCCTTGCGTACAAGTGCTATCGCGAGCAAACCGGCGCCCGCGCAAAAAACTAGCAGCGCTCGCCCGTGCAATCGCCAGCCAACCATCGCCCAATGATGCAGCCACAGCGCCCAGCCAACCGGCCTGGCTGGCTTCCATTCAAAAGCACCTGGCTGAGGCTGCACCGTCGGGCGATGAGGTTTTGTACCTCTGGCCATGCAACGTGCGTGCGTGGGACTGCTGGTGCGACGTGCAAACCGAGTGGCGCAGCCCTGGCATGGGCGGCACAGCCTGGCTCGATCTGGCTGGCGTGCGCGCCTACCTTGACGAGGAAGGCATCACCGGTGACGAGCGCAAAGACATCTGGGCCGGCATCCGCGCAGCCCAGTCTGCCGTGCTGGAAGTCTGGGCTGAAAAGCAAAAGAAAGCCAACCAACAGGCACAACAACAGGGGCGCTGAAATATGGCTGATGTAGGCATCAAGATCCGGGCAACCGACGAGGCCAGTGGCGTCTTCGGCAAGGTCGCCGCCGAGGCAGGCAAGCTCCAGGGCGCAGTCTCCAACGTGGGCAGCAGCTTTGCCGCCTTGGGCACTGCAGCCATTGCAGGCATGTCGGTCATCAGCTTTGCCGGCCAGA